AGGAATAAAAGCTAAAATTAATGGAATTGAAAATAGAAAAACTAACCATTCGTCTTTGAGGCTATCTTTTCCACCTTTAATTGCTTCTATATCATACTCTATTTCGCCAGAAATTTGTTTTTCCATCAACGAAGTTTTTGCTTTTATTTCAGTTAATTTTTGTACTGATTTAGCTTTCTTAGTTTCTACATAACCACCTACTGCATCTTTAACAATACTAGCAACAGGTCCTAAAAGTAAATTAATCATTTATGTTTCTCCACGACTTTAATTAAAGAATCGCATCTTCCAGGGGTTTGTTCTGCCCAAAGGGAATTTTTCATCTCCATACAACTTGTTTCATAATCTTTCTTTTCTAATGCTGCTCTAAAATTTTTAAATTTAAACAATCGACTTCCTAATTGAAAACTCATTTCGATACATACACCAAAAATATCTGCATGATGTTTGTCTGGATCATACAAAAATGTTTTAGCTAAATCAAATGCGTCATTAAAATCCTTATTAAAAACTTCAATAGCTTGTTCTTCTGTGTATTCTACACCATCTTCGTAAGGGTCCCCTGCATCACATAGATGTCCCCAAAATATTGTTCTGTTTCCTAGATGATCTTTATAAACTTTATTTCTATAACCTTCGTGTTCCTTAATTCTATTTTTTATTTCTTCAATCATCTGTTCCTCCAATTTTTTCTTGTTCCAATTCTTCTTCTTTTAAAATGTATTTAAACTTTTCTAAGTATATAATGGCATCTGAAAGCTCCTGTTGAGCTTCGTCTATCCAGGCTATTGTAGGTTTTTTAGATTGCAACATAGTGCAACCAAATTTTTTTATTCCTTCTTCAGATCGTTTAGCAATACGATCAATGACACCTTGAACTAACTTATCTTTTGTTTTCATACTTTGCCTATCCAACGATTACCTTTTTCTAAAACCATAGGAATTAAATTAGGTATTCCGTCTTCTATATAAGCGCAGCCTAAAATGGGTCTTCGGATATTTACTCTTGAATAAGCAAAAGCCATAGAGTCTTTATCAATTAAACAACCTACAGATATACCCCACCGAAGAGCTTCTGGGGAAGACCAATATTTAATCTGAAAATCTGTATGATAATGACCTTGAATAAAATTCATACCAATAGACATGGAAGATTTTAATGGGTCCTTATTCATATTATGAACGAAGTAATAACTTCCATGCTTATCATGTAAGATAAGTTTATCGTGCCATTTCCAATTCTTTTTATTAACATCAAGAATATCTGCGTAATCTTTTATAATGTAGTCAGGTAAACCATGATATTTTCTTTTACGAAACACCAGGGAACCATGATTAGAATGAAGTAAATCCATTTTAGGAAATAACTTTTCTAATTTTTTTATATCTTCTCTTGCCTTCAGCAGCTCTTGAGTAGCATTATCAAGATCAGGGTCTTTGTCATGGAATGAGATCGCATGATAATCAACTTCGTCTCCTATGTTTACAACTCTGTCTGGCTTCAACCAGGACTTAACAGCTTTTAAAAAAGGTAAACTGTCTTTGTGCGCATAAGGAAAATGAAGGTCCGAAATTATTAAAGTCTTCATATAACGTCCTTTTTAGGGGGGTACTAATGGTCAAGGAAGGTCAGTTTTCTTCTTCTACGTTGAGATATGGGCTTGTTTTTTAATCCATTAATCTAAAAAATGTATAAATTGCTCCTAATACTGATCCGATAAATATGGCTGTTCTAATAGCACCTTTTCCAGTTGCCATTTCTTGTTTGAGTTTCATTACCTCTTGTCTGTTTTCTTTTACCTCAGATTTAATCTCATCTAATGTTTTACAAATTTGTGTATATTGATTTTCCCAATCAGACATCTTGACCTTTCACTATTAAAAATATTTCTGGGTATTCTCTTAATAAATAATCTACTGTTTTCTTTATCTTGTTTGTGTAATCTTTATCCAAAGCAAAAGTATTTAAACTATTTATTATTTCGTCAAGATTAACTTCTTGTGTAACTGTCTCTTTATTTCTAACTTCTCTATATGCTTTAAATTGTGTGCCAGTATTAAGTAAGGTAATGTAATCAGCAACACTCTCACATTTTCTTCCATACTTTCTAAGAAGAATATTACTATCAAGTGCTTTAATATGTGGTTTTGTATTATCAGTTTCTATCATTCCATAGAAATTATTACCTAATCTAGCAAATCTTGACTCTCCCCAATTAGACTCTAAAGTTGCTTGAGCCACAGAAACAATAACGATTGCTCTATATTGAGGTGGGATAGCTGTATTAAAATGAACAGTACACTCTGTTATCCCTCTAACAAATTGATCTTTGTTTGAGTATTCAAAATCAAAGTTATAACTAGATAAGCTGCACAACAATAAAGTTGCACATATAGATTTAATCATCTTTCTTGTTCACATCTTTACATTTTTTGCGAACAGTTTGAAAAGACTCTCCTAAATCTAGTTCCTTGTATCTGCCACATAATTTTAATAATTCTAATTCTTGTTTAAGTTCCATATTTTCAATCATCATTCTTTTATATGGATCAGTACAAGTTGAGCCAAATTCTTTTCTAAAACGAATACCAACTTTACCACTATCAGCAAAATAGTCAGAAGAACTATTCATTCGTTGGTCGTAGTCGTATCTATCTACTTCAGTATAAAGTTCCCAACTTCCTTTTGAACAATGAGTAGGATAGTCGTTTAGATATTCATTAACTGCTAATGCCTTTTGAGATAATCCCCAACACATTACTAAAGTTAAAGTAAGAAGAAAAAATAAGACTCTCATTAGTAGCCACCAGATAATTGTCTTTCTAACTCCTTTAGATCATACTTAAATTGGTTTATATCATCTCTTAAAGTGTAATAACTTTGTTCAACTGCTCTTAATTCTGCTTCGGAAGCAAGTTTATATGATCCTGTTTCTAATGATTGTACTCTTGCCTCAATTCTACCAACCCAAGTAACAAGTTCGGTTATCTCTTTAACAAGTTCTTCTCTTGCCATTGCGTAGTTTTTAGAATTGGTATTAGTTTTTTCTGAATAAAGTTGATGGATATTTTCTATATCCTTGTGCAAGACCATGATTTGATCGGCACTATCATCTATTTTAGTTGTTAATTTATTTATATAATTAAGACCACCATAAGCACCTGCAATTACTGAAAGAACAACAGGTATTGAAGCTAAATATTTTAACACTTTTAATCTCCATAACTATAATTAGAACTGTTAGAATTATTACCTTCAATTAATTCAAATAACTTTTCATGCTGTTTCATTATTGTTTTATCTTTTTTATTAGCTTGTTTTAAATCTCTTTTAATTTGTTCAACTTCTTTCATTAAATTGGCAAGATCAAGTTTCATTTTAACTTGATTTTCAATGACATCTTGTTCGCTTTCTTTTTCAAACTTATCGTAGAGAATATTTACTTTAGAATCTAACTTTGAAATGTACCAAACAACTCCAAAGAACTGAATTGAAACAGCGAGGAGAGTTGCAATAACTTCTTTTTTCATTGTTGAATAGCCATAATAATTAAGCCACCAACAATACTAACTGCGTACATTGTTATAATTATTTCCATACATCTCCAAAGTTAAAAAAAAACAATAGCCAAACATTATTTATTCCATTTCTCTTTTGCTTTTAAAGTCCATCTAGTAAATGCTTCTTTACTAATATCTTTCTTAATTAAAGTAGCTCCTTCTGGTATTTCATTATATAAAGCGACCACTTCATCATTTTTAATTTCTACAATAGCAGGACTACAAAAAGCATCTTTTGTATAATCTGTTTGTGTTTTTTTTAATGTTCTAACTTCTTTCATACATTCAGACAAAGAGGACATAGGAATATATTGTGTCATTTGATGTTCTTGATCGTTCATGTTTCCAAACATAAACATTACAATTATACTAATGACTTCCATTTGCTTCTCTTAATTTGTCTTTAAGTTTTTCAACATCTGTAATTAATTTTTCAATATCTTGCTGACTTCTTTTAATATTAACTGTGTTTGACATCATAGATTCCATTTCAGATTGCATGGCTTCTAATTGTGTTGCCATAAATTCAATTAACATATCTTGCTGTGCATCAGCAGGAAGTGATCCCATTTCTCCACGAGGCCATTTAATTCTAAATTCTGTATTTTTTTCTAGATCAGCTTCGGCTAATGTGGCTTTTGTTTCTATTGAGTTAAGTCTTTCTATAATTCCAAAATATGCCCAGACTCCAACTGCTACTGCTCCTAATATTGAGATTAGGTTTCGCATTGGCATTGAAACCGAAGTGTTGTCTGATAATTTCATTTACCACAATCACACTCTGATTTGCCACATTCACAAGGTTTATAATTTATCATATTCCTCTTTAAATTTTGTCCATGTAATTTCTGAATGAGGATTAGTTAATGTTAAATTAGCAGTACCATCCGCATTTGTACCAATACTCCACTCTATTTTATTAAATTCTTCTTCTGTTGATATATTATTACCATACCAAACAAATTGTGCATCTGGTTTTAATGTTTTAATTGCTGTTGTTACTTTATCAATATTATCCATTTATGCTCCTACTTCCATTAAGTTAATATGTGTCGTAATACTATCATATGTACAAGAAAGACCATTAGTAGCATTGTTATGTGAATAAAGTTTAAAAGTACAAGCTGAAGTTGTTGAGGGCGACCAAAGCATACACGCTGTCCATCTACCACTTACTCGTCTTTCAACTCCTGTTGCTTGAGAAGTAAATCCTAAAGCATAATATTCTCCGAAAGAGCCACCACCAGAAATTTTATTATATCCAGCACCACCTTTGTCAGCAAATATATTTACTCCACCCATGAAAGTTTGAGAACCTACTGCTGCCATACTATATTGTGTATCTGCTGTAATAAAAATTTTACTACTTGTTGCTGATGGGGTAATTACTGCACTAACACCAATATCTGCTAAATCATCAGTAGAATTATTATGTTGAGTAGAATAATCTCCATTCGTAACTTGAAGAATTTTTCCGCCACTAATACCAGTTAAACTAGCACCACTAATAGCAGGTAAATTACCAGTTAATATTGTGGCATCTAAAGCTGTTGCCGATCTTGCGTTTGTTTTAATTAGTGCCATTAATCAGCCTCCTGTATTGTATTACCATCTGCTACCCATTGAACAACATTATCCCAATCAGTATTTCCAGTATTATTAGCTGGAGTAGTTATTTTTACAGAAGTATCATTATTATAAACAACATGAACTACCTCTTTTTTACTATCTGTATATTGAACTTTTGTTATTGCCATATTTTTATCCTTATTATAATTCTGAGTTCCAGCTTAAAACTCCATTTGCTCTTGAATACCCATATCCAGCATCACCAGCTGTACCACTAGCTTCATCGGTATTATAAATTGAAGCATGATTTAAACCTACATTACTTCCACTTAAATCATTTAAATTATTATCCCCACCATTTCTTTGAACTCTAAAATAACTAGAGCCAGAAGTAGATATTAAACTAGGTGCAGTTCTCATGGTTACTGGAAAACTGACTCCAGCTTCAACTCTACTTGCACTATAATATGAAAAAGTAGCTAAAGCGACATTCTCATCTATCATTTTATAATAATATCTTTGACATCTAGCTAAATTAGCTGCGTAAGTTTCATGTTGAAAAGAAGGTAGTGTCGATGCGGAATATTCTCCAACCTCGAGCTGAACGCCTGTTAAATAAAAATCATTACTTGTGCTGTCCATCCAATTAACTTGATTTGAAGTACATAATTTTGATGCGGCAACCCAAGTATTATTTGTTCCCTGAAAGTTTGATCCTATCGCTAAGCAAAATGTAACATGTAGTCCATCTCCATTATTATTATCTATTACACCTCCCGAAGAAGTAATAAGAGAAGTTGAACCTGCAGTTGGAGAAATATTTAAAACTTTTTTTTCCCAAGTGTCTGCTGAACTAATTGAATATTCAATAGGAATATCATATGAGGTAGTATCTCTTTTTCTAATAGCAACACAATATGTTCCTGTTTTACTTGATTTAACCCAAAATGATAGTGTTAAATTTTTTGCATTAGAAGTTCCATATTGTAATAATTGTAAATTTTGTGCTTCTATTTTTTGTGTTATTTCAGCAGTTTGTGAAGCACCAATAGATGCATCGGTGCCAGTACAATCAGCTTGTAAGGCATAACCAAAACCAGTTGTAGTAAATTCAGCATTAGACATAGTATGTCTTTCTGTAGAGAAAGAGCCATCAGTATCTTCAGAAATTTTAAATCTATCGACACCAACATAATCACCTGTTGTTGTTACAGTTGCAGTTCCTCTTTGCCACACATCCATATTTCCATTTATTATTAATGCTTGTGCATTAGGTCTATTAACTACTGAACTTTTTAAGTAAGAATAATCTACTCGTTTAAGAGTTCCTGCATCGGAAATTAATAATTCGTCTGTGTCAGCAGGAGTTGCTCCTAAAGCACTTTGACCTGTTATAATATTAGCAGTTATTTTACTTGCATCAACTGTATCATCACTCGGTACACCAACATCTAAAGTATCTCCTAATATTAAAATAAAATCTATAACATCTGAACTTGTTAATGCACTTGCCATCGTGATTTGAGAATTGGCTATTGTATAAGAATTTCCACTACTTTGAATTACTCCATTCAAGGAAACTATACATTGGTTTTGATTTGGATTAACTGCTACTCCCCCAACTAAAAGATTGTAAGTTGCTGTGGCTGATGTAGTGATCGCATCACATTTTCTAAAGTTTCCGACTTCTGGCTTGTTCCCTACATAAGGCATTTATGGTTTCTCCCAAATTGTATGTGTTAATTTTCCTTCACTATCTCTTGCTAGTAATTCATCATACTTTGATTCTGTTGTATTATCTTGAGGTATATTTCTTAATGATTGACGCCAAGTTTTTATATTGTCTGGCATTGTTACATCAGAATTAGCAAGGTAATCAGTTTCAATTAGTTTTTGTAATCTGATTTCTTTTATTTGTTTTAATTTTCTATCTATTGATTTACTATTGTAATCTGCAACTAAAATATCTTGAGCTGCTTCTTCTTTTTCAGTAAAAGCTATGTTTACTCCATTTATGTTATGATAATATTTTGCCATTATTACTCCTTTAATCCATAAACTTTTACCCAACTTCCCTCAAGATTTTGAGAACAAG